CCGTTTCAGAATTATTCTGGCGGTGTCCTATTAGCGGACATCGTTAAGAGAAATAATCTCAGCACATACGTTTCCGAAGCAATTAAAGAGCGTAGTGCATTTTTAAAATCTGGTGCTGTTGTAAGAAACTCACTTCTTGATGCAACAGAAGGTGGAACAAGAATCCAAGTTCCAGAATTTAACCCAATCACACCAACTGAGGAAATCTTAGATGGTACAGCAACATGGGGTACAAGTAACAATGGTTATTTGACACCACAGAAGATTGGTACTGATACACAGATCGCAACTATCTGTCACAGAGGTTTTGCGTATGCTGTTGATGACGTAGCTGTATTGGCTGCTGGTGAAGATCCAATGGGTCACATCAGAAACCAAATTGCAGATGCTATTAACAAACTAAACTCCGCAAGACTATTCAGCTTGTTAGATGGTTTGTTTGGATCTACTTTCGGACCATTAGGTTCAAACTGTTTAGATTTAACTAAAGGTGCTGCTTCTGGTGCTGATGAAGATAACTTCTTAACAGCTTCTACTGTCGCAAGAGGAAGATCACTTCTCGGAACAAGAGGAGATGAGTTAGATACTCTAGTTGTTCATCCATCTGTTGCTTACTACCTTTATCAGGTTGGTATGCTTACATTCTCAACAAGCTCATTCACTTCTGGTGGTGCAGTAACTTGGGGTGGTGGCGGTGTCGGTGTTAACGAAACAAGCATCGGTCAGTTTGCTGGTATGAATGTTGTTATTGACTCTCAAGTTAATACAGTTCATCCTGGTACAACAGGTCATCAGAAAGAATTCCGTTGCTACTTAATTAAGTCAGGAACAATTCTTGAAGGTGAGCAATCTCCTCTAAGTATTGAATCAGATAGAAACATCTTATCTAAGCAAGATGTTATGTCAGTTGATTATCACAGTGCTTATCACGTTATGGGAACTAAGTGGACATCTGCTTCAGATAACCCAACTAACGCAGCATTAGCTAACGATAACAACTGGGCAATCACATACGATGCTGATTTAATTCCTATAGTTGAACTAATCGTTAACTCACCACTTGATACTGGAACAAATCCTTAATATCATTAAATTGTGGTCATCAAACCTCATCAATTATTGGTGGGGTTTTTTCTTTACGCTACAATAAAACTAAATTACTTTATTAATCGTGGCAGCTACTATAAACGCAACAATAAAAGGAGAAAATGCTAATAGTTATGTCACATTGACAGAAGCTAATGATTATTTTGATACTTCTCCAGATTCTTCTACTTGGACAAATAAAACAGACGATCAAAAGAAAAGATCATTAATATCTGCTGCTAGATGGATTGATACCTTAGTTTTCTATGGCGATAGATGTGATGATGGACAGGCATTAAAGTTTCCAAGAAATAATTATCAGGTAGATGGTGTAGAGTTGGCTTGTTCTAAAATTCCTAATCCTATTAAATATGCACAATATGAATTAGCCAGAGCTTTAGCAAACGACACAGACGCAATAACAGGAACTACAGGAAAAGATGGAAACTTTGAAGAAGTAAAATTAGGAGATATTCAAGTTAAATACAACACTGCAAGTCAAGGAACTGGATCTATAAATAATATTCTTGATGTTTACCCGTGGCTACAAAGTTATCTTGGAGCGTATATGCTAGGTGGTGCTGGCAGTTTTCAACTAAGGGCGGTTAGAGGATAATGGCAGGACAACTAGACACAGCACTAAAACAAATTGCAAAACAGGTGGTGTCTCAACTAGGAGACTCATTAGACACAACTATTATCTACACTAGAAAATCATCTACATCGTACAACACATCTACTGGTGCAGTAACTACCAGTGACACCAGCTACACAATAAAAGTTCCTGTTGAATTTATACAATCCAGTGAAGAAACAGGATTTCAAGAGAACATAGCTAGAGTTTTTATAACACCTGATCTTATTGGAGATAGTCAACCTCTGCTATCAGATGAAATAACCCTTACATTTTCTGGATCGACCAGAGTTGCAAAGATTACAGATGTAAGAACTTTGCGTGGTGGTCAGGAATATTTATTTAGAATTGACGTTATTTTCTAATGACTTTAGTAAACGCACGAGCAGCATTTGAAACAGCAATCAAAACTGCTGTAGTCGCTGCCGATAACACAGTAACAGTCGTATTTGATAATATGCCTTTTACAACTCCAGGTAATAATAAAAAGTATGTAATGGTAAGTCTCAATTTTGCTCAAGCGACCACACAAACTCATGGTGCTGCCCAAGATTATTATGCTGGTTCTATAAGATGTGGTATTCTGACACCACCAAACAAAGGAAGTGCGGTGGCATCTGCTATAGCCGAATCAGTTATTGATGGACTGACTTCAGTAAACGCACCTGGATACTCGGATACATTTTCAGTAAGTCCTAGAGTATCTGCAATAGAAGGACCAACTGCTGTCACAATAGAAGGAGATAGTCATTTTTTATCTGTCGTAAGTTGCGATTTTACTGCCAATGCCTAGTAGAAAACCACTATCAAAAATGCCTAACGACTTGAGAAAGTTAATTTTAAAGGGCAGAAAACAATTAGCAAAAGATATAGTACACTCCTTAACTGAAGATGGACCATGGTGGACAGGAACATTTGGTGAAAACTGGGTCGTATCTAAAACTCCTGTAAAACCTACACGAAAAAGAAACCCAGAAACACCTTATTTTATGATTCCTGCTAGAACAGAAAGAGTATTCAAAAATGCAAGAGTACCTACAGTAAAAATGGGTCAAGACTTATATGTAGGAAACAGAGCTAAGTATGCTGGCTTTGCAATAAACGCTCCAGGTCAAACATTGCCTAATCTTAAAAACAAACAAGTTACATACGCCGAACACGCAAAGGAGCATAAGATAACAGCTAAACAACCAAACTGGTACAACGTCTATACGTTAGGTGGGCTTATCAACAAAGATATAGACAAAGCATTTAAAAAAGTTGGTTTTAAATAATAAAGTAGTAGTATAGTATAAGAATACACTATTCAACTTTATGGCATCAGACAGAGCAATCGACAAGCTAAAGAAAGCATTTAGCATAGGCAAAAGAAGTAGCTACCCTATATACAAAGATGGCGAACTAATTTTGCAAGTGTACTGGACACCACTAACCATTGCTGATCGAGATGCAATAAATGATACTCTAATAGCTTCCAACAGAGCACAGAACGAAAGCAGTTTAGATTTTGCTCTTCAAGTAATCATAAATAAAGCTGAAGATGAAAATGGTCAAAAGCTATTTGTTGAGGCAGATAGACCAAGCCTAAGAAGAGAAATACCATTGGGAGTTCTACTTGAACTTATGACTAAGATGCAAGAGTTGGGCGAGGAGGCTACCCCTGATGCCGTAAAAAGCACAACTGAATAAAGATCATTACCTATATTTTCAATTTATGATCGCAGAAAGTTTGGGTATGACAGTCGAATATCTGCGTAATAATATGACCCTAGAGGAAGTTTATGGTTGGAACGCATACTTTAGTATTAAAAACGAAAGAGAAAAGAAAGCATACGAAGATGCCCAAAAGAAAGCTCAATATCGTAAGGTACGCTAAACTAGGTTTAATGTTTTCTAAAAATTAGTGGCTGGCTCTAATTACGATGTAAATATTAAGTTAGATGTTCGGAAGATAAACCAGCAGATAAATAATCTTGAACGAAGAATTAGTAAGCTAAATGCTTTAGCACAAGGAAAAAGGGGTGATTCTAAAATTCTTTTAAAGAATGAAAGAGATAAAGCTGCATTAATATTGAAACAAGAAAGAGCACAAAAAAGAGTAAATAGAGAACTGCAAAAAACAAATAAATTAAAAAAAGAAAATCTTTTACTAACTAATAAGACAACAGCTAAAACAACAGCAGATAAAAGTAGGGCTAGTAGTGGAAGCACCGTTGTATCTACGGGAGGAGGAAAAAGTGGTGTTTTATCAGGAGCGTTAATAAGTGGTGCTTTTCCTCTTTTATTTGGACAAGGACCATTAGGAGGTGCTTTAGGTTTTGCTGGTGGAGCTATTGGTGGAGCTATTGGTGGTCAGACAGGAGGATTTGCAGGAGGTTTAATTGCTACTGCTGGTTTAACTCAGATACAACAAGCTATACAAGGTATTAATGAATTAGGTGCAGCTTTAAAGCCAGAATCTCTTAATCTAGACAAACTAATTACATCTTTAGGACTTATTGGAACTGAAGAATCAAAAAGACTAAAACTTATAGAACAGTTAGAAGGAAAACAAGCAGCTTTAAATGAGGTGACTAAAGAAATGAACAGAGTAATCGGAGAAGATGGAGTAAGAAAAATAAAAGAATTTACAGAAGTAACAAGAACTATGGGAAATAATTTTGCACGGGTTATGACTCAAATGATGTCAGGCTTAACGTCAGCAATCATGGACTCTCCTTTAGGTGAATTTTTAACAAAACGATCACAAAAAGGAAAAATTAATGCAGCATTACCTGGTGATATTGAGACAACTGATCCAGTTTTAAAAAAATTAATTGCTGAGCAACAAAAACTTCTAGCTCCTAAAAATGAAGCGGAACTAAATAGAGCCGTGAACCAACAAGCCTTAGGTCCATTATCTTTATCAAGTGGTGGGTTATTTCCACAACAGATTCAAAACACAGCAGAACAGCAACTAGCAGATGAAAGTTCTGCAAAATCACTAAATATGCAATTACAAAGTATTCAAAGATCTATAGAAGCAAGAAAACAAGTTTTATTTACATCCAAAGAGCAAGAATTAAAAGATACTAATGCTAAAAAAACATCGGAGTTAATTTTACGAGATGTAAAAGCACAAAATCAATTTTTACAGGAGTCTATAACTTTGGGCACATTTCAAGCAGAAATAGAGAAGAAGGTGAGGGATCTTAAGCAACAACAAAAAGCTATTGGAAAAGATTTATCGGCTAGTGATGAAAAGGCTTTTAGAGATCAACTAAAACTGCAAAGAACACTAGAAAAAACAAATGAGTTATATAAAGGTATAGCTAATACTGTTCAATCAGGTCTTGTTGATGCTATTGAAGGTGCAATAAACGGTACGAAAACTCTTGGAGATGTTGCTCGTAGTGTATTTGCACAGATACAAAGATCACTTATCCAGTTTGGTGTTAATTCTTTTCTTAGTGGACTTCCAGGTCCTCTTGGTAAATTTTTCTCAGGAAAAGCTAATGGAGGTCCTGTTAGTACTGGTAAAAGTTATATGGTTGGAGAACGTGGTCCAGAAATGTTCGTTCCAAATGCAGGTGGTCGTATAGTTCCTAACTCTGATCTTGGTGGTTCAACAAATATAGTTGTAAACGTAGATGCTTCTGGTTCTTCTGTTGAAGGAGATGAACAAGGTGGTAGAGAACTTGGTCGTGTAATTTCAGTTGCGATACAATCAGAATTAATTAAGCAAAAACGACCAGGAGGTTTACTTGCATAATGGCTACGTTTCCTTCAATAAAACCTATTTACGGACAACAAAAAAGATCTGCACCAGCTACACGCACTATACGTTTTGCTGATGGCTTTGAACATAGAATTTTATTTGGACTTGCTGAACATCAAAATCCGAAAGTTTATAATTTTACTTTTAACGTATCAGAGACAGAAGCAGATGAAATAGAAACCTTTCTTGATGCTAGAGCATTAGATAGTGATAGTTTTGATTTTACTGCACCTGGAGAAGCCACTGCACAAAAATTTGTTTGCGAAACTTGGAACAAATCAATACCATATAACAATAGAGCTACAATACAAGTAACATTTAGAGAAGTATTTGAACCATGAGTACTGCTCCGATTATAACTGATCTACAAAAGATCAATCCTTCAGCAATAATTGAATTATTCAGTATTACAACTGAAACTGCATTACACGGGTCAAATGCCACTTATAGATTTCATGCTGGTACAAATAGAGTTGGAAATGGAGATATAGTTTGGGCTGGTAATACTTATGTAAAAATGCCGATACAAGCAGAAGGTTTTGCTTTTCAAAAAGGTCAACTTCCTAGACCTACTTTGACTATCAGTAATACTCTTGGAACTATTACTACTATCTTGCTAAATGTAAATTCAATAACAACGGGTAATGATTTAACAGGAGCTACAGTTACAAGAATTAGAACTTTAGCTAGATATTTAGATTCTGTTAATTTTCCAGGAAATACTAATCCATTGGGAACACCAGATCCTACAGCCGAGTTTCCTCAAGAAATTTATAAAATAGATAGAAAATCAGCAGAAAATAGAGAAATTGTGCAATTTGAATTGGCAGCAGTATTTGATCTTGCTGGTATAAGAGCACCAAAAAGACAATGCACTAGAACAGAGTTTCCTTCGATTGGTACGTTTATAGCATGAATTGGAAAGAAGAAGCACTTGCTCATGCGAAAGACCAAGATCCAAAAGAGTCTTGTGGTTTATTGTTAAATATTCGAGGAAAAGAAAGATATTTCCCTTGTCGTAATCTGTCAATGACAGATCATCAATGTTTTATTATTGATCCAGAAGATTATGTAAAAGCAGATAATACTGGAGAAATAACAGCCGTAATTCATAGTCATCCTGTAACACCTCCTACACCTAGTCAAGCAGATCAGATTAGTTGTGAACAAAGTAATCTTCCATGGCATATTGTTAATCCAAAAACAGAACAATGGGGATATTGTGAACCTTGTGGGTATAAACCGCCTTTATTAGGTAGGCCGTGGGTTTGGGGTATTACCGATTGTTGGTCTTTGGTAAGAAATTGGTATGAAGAAGAAAAAGGTATTGAATTAAAAGATTGGGATAGACCTACAACACCAGAGGAATTTATATTGAATCCAATGTTTGAAAGTTGTGCTTGGAGAACTGGTTTTAGACAGTTAAGACCAGAGGAAAAAACAATGAATGGAGACTTGTTATTTATGTCTATTGGATCTCCTGGCTTAAATCATGTAGCTATTTTTTTAGATGGAGATGTTTTACATCATTTAACCGATAGACTATCTTGTAGAGAGCCTTATTCTCAATGGTTATTTAAATGTACAGGAGGGAGGTATCGTTATGTTGCGTAAGCTAAAACTATATGGCGAACTTGCAAAGTTTGTAGGACATAAAGAATTTGAAATACAGGTAGATAGTCTTGCAAAAGCAGTTAGTTTTCTTGTTAATAATTTTCCACAAGTAGAGAAATATATGAACCCTCAATATTATCAAGTAAAAGTTGGTAACTATTTAATAAATAAAGAAGAAATACATCACCCAATAGGACAGGAAGATATACATATTATTCCTGTAATAGCTGGTGCTGGAAGTGGTACAAGAAATATTTTAGTAGGTGCTGCTTTGATAGGAACAGCTTTTGCTACTGGTGGTGCAAGTCTTACAGCTTCAGGTCTTTCATTTCAAGCATCAAGTTTAGGTGGAGCCTATTTAGCACAAGCTGCTGTTTATATAGGTGCTGGTTTAACCTTACAAGGTGTAAGTGAAATGTTATTTCCTTTGCCAAAGCCAAAAGAATTTAGTTCTGAACAAGATCCTAGAATATCATTTGGTTTTAGTGGTACATCTAATACATCAAGAGCAGGTACTCCCGTGCCACTTGTATATGGAGAAATAATTACAGGGTCAGTTGTTATAAGTGGAGCAGTTGATACTCAACAGGTACAAGCATGACTAAGAAAATTATTAGAGGTAGTGGTGGCCCTCCTGCTCCTCCTACCCCACCTCAACCAACTAGAGCACCAGATACTTTACATAGTAGGCAATTTGCTACTTTTCTTGATTTAGTTTCTGAAGGAGAAATTGAGGGTTTTGCAACAGCGTCAAAAGAAGGTAGGACACAAGGCACTACTGCATATAATAATGCTGCATTAAAAGATGTATTTTTAAATGATACTCCTGTTTTAAAATCAACTGCTGATTCAACTAATCCAACTACAACTGATTTTAATTTTCAAGATGTAACATTTAATCCTAGATTTGGAACATCAGGACAGACAAAAGTTGAAGGTATTGAAAGTAGTTCTTCTGTAACTGGTGTGGGTATTACTGTTACACAATCATCTCCTGTCACAAGACAGATAACAAATTCAAATGTTGATGCAGTAAACATAACTATAACCTTTCCACAATTACAGAGAGCAACAGCACAAGGAGATTTATTAGGTTCTTCTGTTCAGTTAAAAATAGCAGTTCAGTATAATTCTGGTGGTTTTACTGATGTAATTACAGATACAGTTACAGGTCGAACTGCTGATGCCTACCAAAGGGATTATAGAGTAAATCTTACAGGTGCTTTTCCTGTTGATATTAGAGTTACAAGAGTAACGGCAGACAGTACAGATACAAGTCTTATAGATGCTTTTACATGGACAAGTTTTGGAGAAATTATTGATGATGCCAATACCTACGCTAATAGTGCTTATGCTTCTGTTCGATTGGACTCCATGCAATTTCAATCAATACCAACAAGAAAGTATCGTATCAGAGGAATAAAAGTAAGGATTCCTGGTGCAGGTGCTAGTAGCTCTGGAACTCCAACTGTTGATGCTAATACTGGCCGTATTATTTATCCTGATGGATATATTTTCAATGGAGTTATGGGTGCTGCTCAATGGTGCTCATGTCCTGCAATGATATTGTTAGATCTTTTAACAGATACTAGATATGGGTTTGGCAATCATATAACTGATAGTTCTCTTGATCTTTTTTCTTTTGTTACTGCAAGTAAGTTTGCAAATACTTTGGTATCAGATGGATTAGGGGGACAGGAAGCTAGATTCAGTTGCAACGTAAATATTCAATCATCAAGTGAAGCGTTTGATTTAATAAATGAATTAGCAGGTGTTATGAGATGTATGCCGATATGGTCTGCTGGTAGTATTCTTCTTGCACAAGATAGTCCAAAAGATGCAAGTTATTTATTTAATCTTGCCAATGTAACTTCTGAAGGATTCAGTTATTCGGGAAGTGGATTAAAAACAAGAAATACTGTAATTTCTGTTTCTTATTTCAACATGGATAGTAGGGAAATAGATTATGAAGTTTATGAAGATACTGCTTCAATAGCAAAGTTTGGAGTAATTATAAAACAGGTAAAAGCATTTGCCTGTACAAGTAGAGGTCAGGCTAGAAGGTTAGCAAAAGCTATATTATTTGCTGAACAAAATGAAAGTGAAATTGTCACCTTCGGAACTTCAATAGATTCTGGTGTTGTTGTAAGACCTGGTGCTGTTATTGATATTGCTGACCCTGTTCGTTCTGGTGTTCGTAGAGGAGGAAGAGTTACTGCTGCAACAACGACTCAGATAACTGTAGATGATACTGCTGCAACAGATTTACCTACATCAAACAATCCAACATTAAGTGTGGTTTTACCAAACGGAACAGTAGAAACAAAAACTGTTCAATCAATATCTGGTGCAGTAATTACAGTTGCTTCAGCTTATTCTGATACTCCAAATGTAAATACTGTTTGGCTTTTACAAAATGATACAGTTCAAGCTCAGAAGTTCAGAGTGATAACAGTAGAAGAATCTGATGGTATAAATTATGCGATTACCGCTTTATCTTATGTAAATGCTAAATATGCTTTTATCGAAGATGGTGCAAGTTTACCTGCAAGAACAGTATCTATATTAAATCTTCCAAAAGATCCTCCTACTGCTTTACAAGCTGAAGAAAAAGTTGTTGTTATTAATAACCAAGCCGTTGCAAAATTAATTCTCAGTTGGCAACCTATTGTCGGTGTTACGCAGTATCAAGTCAACTATAGATTTAATAATGGTAACTTCATATCTCAAACTGTATCTGCTCCTGACTTTGAGATATTTGATAGTGATGTTGGAACGTATGAGTTTCAAGTATTTAGTTATAACGCAGCATTACAAACAAGTGCCACATCTGCTAATTTAACTTTTGTTGCACAAGGCAAAACTGCATTACCAGGAAATGTTACTGGACTTTCAGCAGAACCTATTAGTGAAAAACTTGTAAGATTACGCTGGAATTTATCTACTGATGTTGACGTTATTCACGGTGGTCGAGTTTATGTAAGACACTCTACAAAGACAGATGGAAGCGGTACATTTTCTAATTCTGTTGATTTGATTGAAGCGTTAGCTGGTAATACTACAACTGCTGAAGTGCCATATCTTGAAGGTGA